GTTTCTTTGTATTTCTTGTAGGTCGTTGTCGTGTTGCCAATATCCTGATATAGTGCAATCGTTGTTTACACTACCTAACATACCACCACCTAGATAGTTTTGATATGTAGTCATTTTTTCTCCATTATATCCAAAGTCTGTTAGGTCAATTTCTATACCCCCTCCCCTAGATGAATACTTCTCCCTTAAAATATTATTTGCTATTAAATCTTTCATTGTTTTGTGTTTTAGTTGTTATTATAAGTGTCCTCCGTTTCCGTTCTCAAGTTCATATCTCCATTCAGATTCTTCAGTATGGTCTGTAAAATTTCCTTCGTGCATACCAAAACCCTGCTCATAATATGCTCTATCTAAATTCAAATGTAATTTACCACACCACAAATTTTCGTTATCGTGTAAATAATCGTTAAGGTGTTCATCATAATAATTTTCTACACCATCTTTATTGTTCCAATCGTTAGGTAGTTCAATTTCTACTTCAGCATACTTGTAGAATACTTGTCTTTGCATAATTTTTACTTTCATTGTTTTGTGTTTTAGTTGTTGTTAATTGTTTTGTTAGGCAAATATAATAAACTTTTTTAATATAAACCTAATTATTTTTATCTTTTTTTAATAAAGTTTGTATCTCCTCTAGTGAATTACATTTGTTTACTTTAATATTCCATTCAGAATATAGGTGCAAAGGTGTTTTAATTGCTCTTGATTTAGCTACCGAAACCTCGTTTATATACCCCCCACCTCTTTGTTCTGTTGTTTTTTTTAAGTGAAATATAAAGTTTTTATTTTCTTGTTTTAATTGTTCTATTATATGTGATATACAATTATAAGTATTTTCATCTTCTTTGCATTGTTCGTAAATTACTATATCATTATTTCCTTTGTATTCCCACGAGTAGTTTCTAATTTCTGTTGTCATTGTCTTGTGTTTTAGTTGTTGTTTTTTATTTGTTATATTCATTGATAAATTCTACTACTGCTTGGTAAGTTTCTTCGATATTGCCCATTGCATCATAAAAAGTAAAGTTTAAATCATCATTCATTTGCTCTATGTGATAGATGTTAAGGCACTTGTTTATCACAGGCATTAGCCAATCCCAAGAGGTGTGAAATCTCATATCGCTATCGCTTGAGTGCAACGCACCATTTGTAGGGTTAGCATAGATAGTGTTGTCGTTAGGGTCGCATTGTTTCCAATCCATAAATTCTGCTATTAGTTTGTTGTTTTCTGTTGTATTCATAATGTTTTAGTTTTAAATTCACTGCAAACATAATACTATTTTTTTAATATCCTAATGTTTTTTTAAAATAATTGTAAAAAAGTTTGATACTTGTTTTGCTATATAAGTACACGCAAATAATAAAATAAATTTAATATCCTAATATTTTATAATGTTTTTTTAAAAAAAATATCAACACAGAATTTGGCTCATCAGGACACCCCTACCCCTACCATCAGCAGTTATTTGGCAGTTCCTTAGCAGTTACTTGACAGTTTCTTGGCAGTTACTTCGCAGTTACTTGACAAGTTTAAAAAAGCAGAAAAAATACAATTTGAAAAACAAAAGAAAAGAAATAAAAAAAAAGATGAAAAGTGAGGCAAACTAAAAAACCCCCACCCTTCATCTAACACAAAACACAATTACACAAAACAAAGTGTGTACTATTAAAACGCTTCTTTACAATGATGACATCTCCTGTGGTCGCTATCATAAGCTGCACCACAACAAGCAGTACCTGTATCATCATACATATCTATCATATCCTTTATGTTTGACATAACTTCAAAATCTTCTAACGATAAGTCCTCTAACACATACCAAGCACCATCGTAATCAAAGGTAACATCACAGGTTGTTTCTCCTTCCATCACATCTATATTATCAGCACCCTCTTGCTTTAGGAAGCTAACAACATCTGACTTATCTAATCCATCAGGTGCATAACTCATCTCATCTCTATCTGACATTAATTTCCAACTATCGTAATTCATAATGTAATATTTTTTTTGGGTTATTTATGTTTGTTGTTTCTGCAATAAGACCCCCCCCTAGTGTACCCCCTAGTGTACCCCCTGAGTTCCCCCCTATTTGCAAGGCAAACATATAAATAATTTATTACAATTCCAAATTATTTCGTATAAGTTTTTCCTTTCAGTAGCATATTTATTATAGGCTGACTTACATTATATCTAGCTGCCAACTGATTTTGACTTACACCTCCTGCTTTATATTCTTCACGAATTGCATCTGCTTCTTCTATTGTAAACTTACGCTTGGCATAGCCACCACCCCTACGGTCTTTTCTTTCAAATGGATTAACACTCATCTTTTAACTTTTCTAGTTCAAACCTTAAATGATTCATAGCTTTCTCAATGTCCTCGATATGCTTCTCTTTGTCAGTCATACCTTGTTCGGTTTTCTTTCCACAACGCAAGAGGTATGTCGTGGCAGTTCCAACGTTGTACGACAAATCAAATCCACTTATAACTTTCCTTGCTTCATATCCATTGTTACCTATGTAGTAACTAGGAACAGAAATATCTTCTTTTTGTTCTTCTACCCTCCTGCATAAACAAGCACCACCACAATGGCAGTTTCGTGTATAGTCATAATAGTATTTACTCTTGTCTGTCATAATTCGTTTTTAAAATATTTGTCTATTATTTCTTTGCAATGGTCAAACCCCTTACAACATATTCCATAATACCCCCTATCTAAAGCGTTCTGTATGAATAGCTTTTGTTCTTTTGAAGGATAACACTTCTTGTCTTTCTTTAACTCTATAAACAAAGCTGTGTACTTTTCGTTTGGCTCGAATATAAGAAGGTCTGATACCCCTTTCAAATACCCTGTACGCTTTGCTTTGAGCCTTTGTGAGTAGTGTTTTTGAAACTGACCACCCATTGTTGCAGTAAACAACGCATTTGGATATTGTAATCTCAAGTAATCTACGATAGCGATTTGTACTTTTTCTTCGCTTAATGTTGGTTTTGACCGTTGCAAGATTTCTTTCTAGTTCGTTAATTCTTTTCTCCTGTTCTTGACAGGTTTTGTTTAAAAAGTCTATACGATGCAGTATGTCTGATACATCTGATTCAGTATGTCTTTGTGCAAATATAAGATATAAAACTGAAAGCAGCAACAATGTAAGTAATATAGTTTCCATATTAATAATTTTGATAGTAGTCAGCAACCTTTATATTTTCTGTATCTCGTACAGGCTTGTTATTGACAGGTTCTTTAGATAACATTCTTCCAAACATAAGCTGAAAACCTACATCAGAGTTAATTATCTTTGGAACAACTACATAGCTTATTCCGTCTTTATCATCTTTACAAATATTTTGAATGTGTTTATATGTTCCCATTATTTTAATCTTTTTGCTTTGTTAATAGTTGCATCAATCATCTTTTGACCTTGCTGATGCTTTTGAAAATCTGTTACTAATTTTTGTTGTCTTTGAAGTTGTGCCTTTGCTTTATGTTCTTTGAGCCATATATTCCAATTACGAACATTTACGAAGCCACCATTGTCAGAGTTTCTAACTCCTTGCTCAAAAGCAAAAGCAACTTCTTCCATCTCCATAGAACCATAAAACCTAGATAAGTCATCTACAAGAAACTTAGCCATCATTACCACCTGTTGCGTATCAGGTCTTTGACCCAACATCATATAGCACTTGCTCAACAAGTCCACGCAATCAACATTTAGCTGCTCAAGGTCGTTGCTAAATCTATACCATATCTGTCTGCTCTTATCCATTGTTTATCATTTGTCTAGCTTCTTGCCAAGTGTCTAGTGATTGTTGTACTTTGCCTTTGGTCTGTGTTGCTGTTGTGTTCTTCTCCCAAGTTCTTACAGCAGCCTTCCAATCCTTCATAGGGTTCTTTCCTACTTTCCAACCATTAGAAGAATAGTAGTCGTAGAACTTCTGTGCATCTACAATATTGTTTCTTTCATTGCAGTAATCTACAATATCATCAACTGTTGGTTTAGCAAACCTTTTAGCTTTAGCTTTTTCTTTAACTATAACTATATCCTTATCTTTATCTTTAAGGGTACTTTGTACCCCTTGCGAACCCTTTACATACCCTTCAAGGTTATATTTATCAAGAAGTGCAATAACTGATTTATGAACATTAGAGTTTGGATTTAGTTCGCCATATTGAAAGTCAATAAATTCAGGAATAAACCACTTATCGCCATTGTCGAAAACAATAATCTTTTCTAAAAAAGATTTGGGAAGCATATCTTCAGCAGGTATATCACATTCAAGGCTTTCTCCAATTCTTAATGAAGCCACCTCTAAATCTACCTCCCATATACCTGCGTGATTGCAGTCATCTAATATGTAGAACCATAGTAGCTTGTATTCAGGTTGTAATTCACGAACAAAGCGTTTCTTCCACTTGTCCGTATCTGTCATTCTTTTTGCCATAATATATAATTTTGGGGTTAATACTTTGCAAAGGTAAACTTTTTTTGATTAAAAACAAATTTTTTGCAATGTTTCTCGTTCCACATACACAATCATCTCTAGGTCGTGTACTGAACCTTTGCGTGGTTTTCTGCCACCTTTTTTGAAAGTTCCTGTTAGGTTATCTATCTTGTTAAACAATATGCCATCATCAAATGCCCAACATATAACAACAGGCTTACCATACTTTATCTGTTCCTCCTGACAATCAACAATCTTCTTCATTGATACTATGCAGTATCTGTGGCTATCCATATTTTGATTAGGACAACCTTTTACCTCAAAGCCACATATTCTGTCAAATCTCTCGTTCTTCATCTCATAATCAACAGAGCTAAAGTCGCCTTGACTAGAGTAACAGTAAGCGTATTTGTCTGAAAAACACTTAGCTGCCCTCTCTTGTCTTGCAAAATCTTTTGGGGTTTCAAATTTCATCGTTATAATCTATTAATGCTAAAACAAAAGCAGCAGATACTATTGCTAATGCTGATATTATACTTATCATTTAGTGTACTGTTTTATGGTTGTCATCAACATTAATAATGTTATATGTATGTTCACACATATCTTTAATCTTTTTTATATTGACTCTTATTTCTTTTCTAACTGCTTCTATCTCAGTCTTGTTGCTGTCCATTCCAAGAGAAGCATTGAGGGCAGCGTTCTTGGCTAACAAGCTATCCACCCTCTTTACATTCTTTCTTCTAGTTTTCGATTTCACAATCAAATACTTTTATTAAATAACTTACCTTAAAAGGGTAAGCCATCATCTGCTTTTGCAGTTTCTTTAGGCTCAGACTTTGTAGCAGCACCTACATTTACTGCCCAAGCTAAAATGTTATTGTAGTAGTTTCCTTCATACAGGCGACCTCTAATGTCTATCTTGCAGGTAATATCTGTTCCAACAGGAATAGCATCTAACTTTTCTATGTTGTCTTTTACAACTTCCATTTTGATAGCCTGTGGGTATTCTCCACCTGTGTTTACTACAAACTCTCTTTTTCTAAATCCACTTGAAAACTCTTTTGTTTCAAACTTAGCTTCTAACTTTCCGTTAATTTCCATACTTAAATTCGTTTTTGTTATTTATTAAATTAATTTCATCTTGTATTTCTTTCATTCTATCCTCAATAATTATTTTCTCTCTATTAAGGCAGTCATATTCATCACGAATATTTATAAATGTTTTCTCCTCAAAAACCATATCCCTGATTTTAATGTATCTCAACATTTCTAGTTTGTCAAACTCAAGATAGCCAATCATCTTCTTCTCGTGGTGCATAACCGTTGCGTGATTTGCACCAAACATATTAGCAATACTTGTGTATGTTTTATTGAAATGCTTTCTAGCAAAGAAGAAAAACATTCTCCTAGCACCTACAATCTCCATCTTCCTTGACTTACTGTGTAATTCCGTTGGGGAAACGTTGTAGTGTTTACAAACAGCAGACTGAAGCACCTCCATTCTAAAGTTCATTCTTCTCTCCGTTTATTAAGTTTAACAATTCTTCTTCCTTCATCTCTTGACTTTCAGCCAATAAAGATAAGTGTTTTAGTCTTAACATAGTAGGGTTTTCCAAATACTTGTCTATTGTAGTTCCACTAACTCCTGTTATCTGACCGAACTTTCTTTTTGTTACTCCTTGTGTTCTCATAAGAACCTCAAAACTATTTCTTGCTTTTTTCATCTTTTCTATTTTTAACTATTACTAATTCTATTCCAAATTCTAATTTATAGGTTTCTGCTATTCTTTCATCACTCTCTAACATATAAAGTTCTACAAACTTTTTTTGTATGGTACTTTCTTTTCCCATATCTCTTAACTGCTTTCTAGTGATTGCAACAATAGCACCCTGTTTTGTCATTGCGTGTTTTCTAATTGCCATACTTAAACATTTTATTAAACTGTTCTCTTGGGTCTTTTGATATATAATCTTCTTTTAGCTTACCGATTAACTCGTATGCTTCCTGATAGGTTAAATGTAAAAGACCACTTTCTATATCTCTAATGTCATTTTGTTCGTAGGGAACACCTGTGAGTAAACCCTCAATAATGGCTATCTGACCATTACTGATAGGCTCACTTGCAAGTATATCATCTATCCAATCCATTAGTCAGCCATTTCATCTTGACCGTAAACACCTTGCTCATAAAATCCTGTAAGCATTAGAACTGCTCTTGACTTAGCTCGTTTCTCTGCCATAGCAACAGGAAACTTACCTGCCATACCCATAGTATTCTCTTTACTGCTTTCGCCAAAAGATTCTACTCTTGTCTGACCTATCTGCTTTCCTTTTACCATCTCTGCAATACAACGCATAACCACCCAATCTTTTTCCATAACTATTGGTTCGTATGCTACATTGATATTACGATTACTGATAATCTTATCTATACCTGTTCTAGTGATGATAACAAATCCACGCTTGTCCTTATAAACATCTTCTTGAACTAGACCATTCTCTGTAAATAATCTTCTTAGGGTTTCTTTCTTAGTTTCTGTTTTAATTTCTGACATAATAATATTTATTAAAGGTTATTTATTATACTTCTTAAAGACTCAAGGCTTTCTAACTCGAAAAGTCTTGCCGACAATCTTCCGTTAAACCACTCTCTTAGAGCTTCATTGTTTTTATTCGCCCACTCAACCTCTGACTTCTCGTCATCAGCAATGAACGTATTTAACAACTCTATTTTTTTGTCTAATTGAAAAAGGACATCGCCTTTCTTTACAGTTTCTACCTTAATCTGTTCCATATAATTGGGGTTTAAATGTTAATAACTGATGCAAATATACAACAATTAATTTAAAAACCTAGCATAAATTAAGAAAAGAGTAAAAAAAGTTTGTTTTACTAGAGTGTATTTTTGTGAATTATTTTTGAACCTAAGTCCATAGGAATAAACAATGCAGTCTTTCCACCGTCAAGAACGACACCACAGCCAAGAGTAGGCTTTTTAGGAAAGTTTTTACCATAAGAAAATGCCATAGCATCTACATCTATACCACAACCAACATTCATTCCGAAGATTAAATCATTACGAGAAGCCATATAGTTTACTCCACCAAAAGAATGACAATGACCTATAACAGTAGATTGTCTATTAGCAGTTGCTCTGTTTACAGCAGCTCTTGCACCTGATGAGCCTGTTCCGTGTTCATACATAACATTGTCAATCTCCCAATTAAGTTCCCACTTCCAACCTTTAGGTGCGTTCCATATTTCTTCATAAGACTTTAAGAATCTTTTAGGAATACCTGCTGTTGTAGCTTGTCTAAATGGTAGTGCCGAGTGATTACCCACACACACCTTAACATCAGGAAAGGTTGCGTACCACTTCTCCATAGCTCTTTGTGCTTGTTCTGCTTCGCTTTCTGCGTTAGGCATATCTGTTAGCTTCTCGTGATAAGAGAGTGCTGCGTTATCTACCTCATCTCCAATGTGTACTATATCTGAAACACCAAACCTATCGAATACTTCATAGCAAAAGTCCCTATAATCAGGGTGGCAGAATGGTTCGTGAGTATCTCCTATGATACCTACACCACTATTACCACGATGTTGTTGTATTAATTCGTATTCTTTTTGAGTTAATCTTGGTCGAAACTGTTTCATAATGTTCGCAAGTTAATAAAAAAAACTTAATAAAAAAAATAGGGAACAAATTAATGAACCCTATTCAAACATTTTCCCCAAAATATTTACAATTACGTCAATTAAGAAACATAAGTGAATTACAAATGTAAGTAAAGAAACCCTTACCTACCAAACTATTTTTTAATTTTTTCAAACGACCTTCCTCCAAAGTATGCACCAAAGCAAGTAATAGCTAGTATTTGCCACAGGTCAATCCAAGAATCTTTAATATCCATCTCTACATATCCAAAATCAACCAAAGTAAATATTGTTAGTACAACCATCAAGAAAGCTAGAGTAAGAGGTCGTATAGACTTAGTAAGCCAATTACCATTCATATCTGCTTCCCAACGCTTTGTTACCTCAATCTGCATCTTTTGTTCGTAGTCTAGTATTACTTTCTTTACCTCAGCCTTTACAAGTTCTTTTTCTTCTGCTGAGGTGTGTATCTTATCAATAGCAGTTCCTACGCTTTCTACTAAATCACTTGCACCACCACTAAAAATTTTACCTAAAATACTCATATCTTTATCTTTATCTTTATCTTTAACCTTATCTTTATCTTTAGCTTTATTATATAGGGTATAAATAACCCTATGTGAACCCTTTAGCAAGGGTTAAATATCCATATAGTCGTTTATGTGCTTATACTCTATAAAAACTTCTTCTCCTTTTTGCAATGCTTCGCAAATAGGTTTGTAAATTCTTTTGTAAGCCTGTGTAGATTTTCCTATAAAACCATCAGTAATTAATCCGTTGTTTTCTTGCGAGTCGCCAACGAGTAAACAGCCTGAAGTATGTTCATCAGTATTTCCACAATGTATAAGAATATACTCAAAGTTAGGAACATTAGTGATATGAAGCATACCATCGTGTATATCAGGAAATCTTTTATTGTATTTGTTATGAAATCCACCTTCTCTCCTTAATTTAATCTCATACCTTCCGTAAGGTATCATTGTTTCTCCCTTAACCTTAGTTTCTCTAAACTCATCTTCTAGGGTGTAACATAAAAAATCGTGTCCTATCCAAGTTTTTTCCAATAGCATACCATTTGTGCTATCATTACTAAGATTATATCTAACGACTACTAACTCCATTAGCTACCACAATTCTCGCAATCCTCTTGATTTTCTGTGTTACAAGTAGGTTGTTCTTCCTGCTCTAATACATCTAACCAAGCATCAAAACCGTTTGCAGTTCCTTTGCAGTCGCAACTATCTTTTTTTTCTTCGCAATTACAGTTCATTATTTTCTATGTTTACAAGAGTTAATTTTTGCTAATTCTATTTCTAAATCGTTTATCTTATCTTCACACTCATTTATAACCTTTATCTTCTTTTCAAGCCTTTTTTCAAGAACAATTATATCCTCTCCTAATTGACCTATCTGAGAATAAGCTATACCCATAGTGAATATAATACCTATAACCCATATAATGTTACCTATACTGAGTGTAAAGTCTTTTTGTATCATTTATTTTCCGAAAAATAAACTTGCTAATGCAGTTAAAACAATTACATATAAAGACCACATAGCTCTGCTTATAACCCTTCTAGCTTGAGTGTTTTGATTTACCCTAGAAACAACACCGAAGTCAGGGTCAAGAAGTTTTTTCGTAAGATTATCTAACTTCTCGTCCATATTATCTAACTTATCTTCCATAGAGTCCATTCTTTGTTTCATAAGTGCTATCTCTTGTGCTGCTGTTGCTCTTGCCATTATATTCCGTTTCTATCGCTTATATTATTTTCTGCATTACTTAGATTTGTTCCTGTAAGTTCTACATTCCAAATGGCAATTTCATTTATTGAACCATTAAACTCTGTTGTACTTATAGCACCACTACCAATTTGTGTTATATCAAAAAGGTCTGTTGCGTCTGTTACAACAGCACCTACTTCTGATTTATTTATTCTTACTCTAAATCTTCCACCTGCTTCTCTAACACAAGTAAGCAAAAACTGTGATGTAGGAAATGTTGTACTCATAGGATTTATGTCCTTTTGAACACCGTTTGATTTTAAGGCTATTCTATTATTAGCACCACCTCGATACATTTTTATTTGGTCATTACCACCTTTTCCTAACGGTGCTTCATTAGATAAGGATTGTGATTCATCAGGGTCTATTGCTATAATTATAGTAAAAGCACCTAAATTAAGCTGAGTGCCTAAATCTAAAGTGTCGTTACCGTCAAAATAAACAGTAGAGCCACTACCAATAATAGGCTTGTTTGCAGCAGTTGATTGTGTTGCATCATTGTTATTACCACTAATATCCTCCCATTTTGAAATTCCATCTGTATCGTGAGTGATAAAAGATTGCCTTCTAAACCAAAGTTGAAGTCCTGCAATATCGGTACATTGAAAAACACCTGATGCGTTTGGTTTTAATCCTAATCCATAACTAAGTCCTAACATATTATTCTGTATATACTACTTCTAATGTAGCGTTAAACCTTGCGACAGTAGATGCTGCTGCCCCTGCCGATATAGTAATTATAATAACATCTCCTGCTGAGAATGTAGCAGAAGAACCCAAAGAACCTGCTTCAAAAACATCAACATTAGTTCCACCACCACCAACTTCAGATGCAGTATCTCCTAGTTGAGTTAATGCAAATCCTGTCGAACTAGCATCAGCAGGTGTACCTTTGTAAACTTTAAAATTTACAGTCTTTCCACTTGTAGCTGCTACAACACCACCAAATCCACCTATAAAACCTGCTCTATTGCAGTATAACTGAGCCTGTGCAACAGCTTCTTGAGCATCATTAGTAGGATTAGTAACTGCTGTATCCCAAACGTGTGTTGCGTTTGCTGCATAAGTCGGTGCATACTCATTAGTGTCAGACTTACTAAAATATCCTGTAACTCTAAACTGTTGAGTTCTTCTAAGATTGTCGTCTGCCCAAGTTAAGTTGTTGCTACCGTCTTTTGTTAATACAGTATTTGCAGAAGCTGTGCTAAAGTCCTTTGGAACGTGAAGCTGACTGTTATCTAATCCACTATGTTCGTTACTTGCCATATTATGCTGAAGCTATAAATATTTCTACATCTACATCATTTGATGCAGGGTTTACTTGAATACTTGCAATGTCTGCCATTGTTCCAAAGCTAGGACTTGTGTCTGCTTCCGACAACATTAAGTCATCAGGAGAGCCTAATATATGAGATTCTCCTGCAGCTAACCTAACTTGATAAAGAGTTGCAGCACCAACAACAGCCACCTCAATAGGGTTAGTGTCATCAAGATTTGTAATCCTCATATACTTAGCATCTTCTACATCAATAGCGTTTGCAGATGCAAAAGCATTACCGTTAAATGTAGCAATAGTAGTAGTTTGATTATTTACACACTTTACTATTCTTTTGAAAACCTCATTTATATCTGCAATAGATAATGTTTTTGTTCCACCATACTGAGTTCCACTTAATGTCAATGCTTCTGTAATAGAAACCTCTAGCGTTGCATTTGTTACTGTACTTGCCATATTATTATCTGTTATATCCTATTACTACTCCACTTGTAAGCGTTACTGCTGTAATGTTAAGCATCAACATTGTTCCTGCAGGAAGCGTTGTTTGTAAACCTGCTGCGTTTGTAACCTCACTATCGCAAGTTATAGAAGCAATAACAGTTTCAGTAACACAGTAAAGGCAGTAAAAGTCTTTGCTTGTATGAGCTGCTGTATCGCTAATAACCTGAATACTTTGACACTCTCCCAACATTCTCATTAAAGCAATATTGTCGTCTAAAAATTCGTAAGCCATTTTATATATTTTTTATTTGTTTCTATCGTATGCCCAATTCTTTAAAGCAATATAGTTCTTGGAGTAAGGGCAATCTTTACTCACATTCTTGCCTTGTGGTTGTTTTTTTGCTCTTGCAATATAAGCAATAGCTTTTCTAGCTTCAGTTGCGTTTGCAGAAGTCCAATCAGCTTTCTTCTTAGAAAGTAGTGTTAGGTTTCTGTTTATAGCAGTTCTTCCTATACTAGCCTTTTTACTACAATCTGTTTCAGACCATCTCTTTAATTCAGAGTAGCTCATATTAACAGATGCTTTGTATTCTGTATATGTTTCGTCTATTTCTTCTTGAGAAAAAGCGTTTTTAATTTTTAAATCATTAATGAAGTCGTTTAAAAACTCATTCATAAAGTCAATTAATTCTTCAGATGAATTATATCCATCTCCACCGTGTTCTCTACCACACATATAAGAGCCATCAGGCATTTGATGTTCATATCCGTCAGGACACTTATCATTCTTTCTAACCTTAGCATTTTCTACATCTTGCATAGACTCTTTTACAGGGTGGTCTTTAGGAAGTAAATCAGTATCGTGTTTGCCACTTCTGTACTTACCCTTTTTCATAGCGTGAAGAAAAGAATTTACTCTAGCGTATGCCCATTGTTGAGGTGTCATATTTGGTCTAACCGATTCAGGATTTGTTTCATAAGCACCCAAACCTCTTTCAAAGACCTTCTCCAACTTCTTCAATGTAACTTTTGCGTTCCAATCAAGATTTAAGTCTTTGATTTCTTCGTTGTGGTCTTTTACTTTTTTCTCAAGACCTTTTTTTACTACCTCTGTTACTGCGTTTTCCATTAGTAAAAAATTATTCCGTTCATTTTTTTAGCCATATCCCCATCTAAAACAGGCATAGATGTATCTCCGTCTTGACCAAATAAAGGATAGTCATTGTTTTGGTCATCGTGCATTATATATGCCAACATATCATCACTTAAAACCTGTGCCTTTCTAAAAGTATCAGACTTCATTTGATTGAATTGCTCTACATTTGCAGGATTACTAAACTCGGAAACATTAACAACCAACCCTGCCGATGTAGTGTTGTATTGCATTTCATTCATAACCTCAAACCTAACATACCAAGCTAGTGCATCTTTAAGATAATGCGTTAAAAGGGTCGTATTAACAGCAGTTAATGTGCTGTTGTGGTTTTGAGTTTTAAGTTCCTCATACATATCCAAACCCAACATAGGTTTAACGTGAGCAAGTTCTGCAATAGTAATCAACTCATTACTTATTAAAGCTAAATCAGTAGCTTGATTTGTAAATGATTTTGATACAACCTCTGAAGCTGTTATTAGATTATCATATTGTCTTACGTTTGCCATTATACCTCTGTGTTTTGTCGTTCAACTCTAATTGTTTGTCTATCAGAAAGCAACAACTCTCCATCTTCAATATCAGGAAGGTCTTTATTAAGCATTGCTCTCTGCTCATTAATAGTAAGAACCTGTTTAGGGTCTATGTCAGAAAGGAACGAAATAGGTGGCTCGTAAGCAACCGTTAAATCTTCCGTATCTATTCCTATCTCATTTGCTATAACTCTCTTTATAGGGTCTAGCAGTATGTTTGTTGTATCTCTAATTACCGTACTCATAGCAAGGTCGTAAGCTATTCTAATCTCACTACCTGTATTGTTCATTTTTCCTGAAGAAACAATACCACTTAATGCAGGTTGCCATCTGTGAGCAGTAATTATGTTTTGGTCTGTTAGCTTCTGTAAATCTAAGAAGTCGCCATCTTCCTTGTTGTTTATAATCTGAACATCAGTACCTCTACTGTCATCTCCATTCTTTACAAGGAATAATATTTTTGAATTGTTACCACTTCCTGTTAGCGTATCTTTGGCAGTTTCTACAAATTTCTCTGCTTCTGCTTCTCCAAAATCGCCATTAACAGTAACAATAGCAGAAGGACTGAATCCATTTTTAAATGCTGTATGGTTAAATTTTCCTATTTCAAAATCTATCGCTATATGCTCTAAAGCAGCTACATAGTCAGGTAAACCATAAAAGCTAAATGTGCTTTCATAATCCTTGTAATGTATTATAAATCTGCTGTTAGCTACATTAGGATAAATTGGTATTCTTTGTGTTTTTTCCTTAAACTTTCTTTGATTTGCCCAATCAGGGTGGAAATAAACGTGCTTTTTATTTTTGCTTAATCTCGCAGTCGAAGCATCTTTGTGATAAAAATTAACACCACCATCATATATAACTCCCTCAAGATAAGCATTTCCATAAGTAAAATAATCATCAGCTAATTTCTTAAAACAATCCTTTAAACTTTCTCCGTTTGCATTTACATCAGATATAAAATCCGTTAATTGCTCATTATCAGTCAAAAAACCTCCACCTGTTGTGAAAGTTGTTTTCTGTGCTAATACAGAACGATGTGTTGAAGATTGTCTTTTTAGCTCTGCTAAATACTGTGGAAAGAGATTGTCTGCACCAAATGGAATCCAATCATCTCTTAATCTATCTAAGTCTTTTACCTCAGTATTTACTTGAGGTGTAGATAAGTTTACAAAAGCGTACTTAGTATTAAAACTACTCGTTATCGGAGATTTCTGAACCTTCGACTTTTTTTGCTTTTGACTTGTTCTTTTTTGGTGCTGCATCTTCTTGTTTTGTTACAAAATTAGTATAACCCAAATCATAAATCACTTTGAGTTCTTCTTGTGTAGCATCTGCCCACATAACAGCAACACCTTCTTTAAAGAAAGTTCTGCCCTCTTTGTTTTTTGATATATACATAGTACAAATATAATAAAAAGAAGGGGAATGACAAATTTCTTTGCCAAACCCATTCCTTTTTAGTTAAATATTAAGATAGTGCCATTGTACCTGCTGCGTGGTCAACAGTAACCGTACTTGATACAGTTCTAGGAAGCTCTCCTGAAGAACAAGTAATAGTAACAGTAACACCGTTTTCATCGCCTAAAGCAGAACCTGTACCACCTTCAAGAGATGTCATTGTAGCGTACATTTGGTCGTTGAAAGAGCCTGAGCCTGTTGTGTGCTGAAAAGCAGCAGACATACCTATACAGAAGGCTTGACCGTTATGGTCAACAACAACAGCAGCAATGCGTTCTTGTAGTAAGTTTTGCAGGTTTCCAAAGTGTTCATCTGAACAATTAGGAATGTAGAATGAAAGAGTATGTTCAAATATCATAACACCATTCTCTTTAGAGCCACTTGTTGTTAGAGAACCTGTACCTTGTTTTAAGTCAAACAAAGGTAGTGGAGAACCATCAACTAAACCCACAGCGTGAGTGTTTGCTGCATTAAGAGCAGTAAATGTTGGTGTTAAATTTGCTACCGAACAAAGACCTATGTGCCTTAAACCACCTCTTTTTTCAAAGTCAGTAGTCGCTAAGGCTAAATTTTCTATTGCCATTTTATTATTTTTTTAAAAGTTAAAATATAAGGGGGTGTATTGCAACCCCCCATATTATATTAATTAAGCCATATTATCAGGTGTGTAGTACACAGCCAATTTAGCATCTTTCAATGCACAACCGATTGAGTAAGCTACACGGAAACGATATTCTTTGTTATCGTTAGAGTACCATTGCTCTACTGAGTTCTCGCTAAAGTCTGTTGCAACAACGAAAGCATCTTTAGTTGTTAGCATAGCTCTGTGAGTTTCAGCAGCGTTAGAAGCACCGTTGATGTTCGCAACGTTAGCAGCAACAGCTACGTCCCAATCTCTACGAACAATGATAGGAATACCTCTGTAAGTTAATTGTTGAACACCATTAACCATAGCACCATAACCTGCAGCAGCAAAGCTAGAAGATTCTAAGTTTGTAGCCATATAATCATCAGCAACATCGCCTGAAACAATGTAAACGTGATTTCCTGCTTCCAACAATTCAGGAGAAGCAGCATCATAAAGACCTTTAAGAATATCTAAACCTCTACCTGCAACTAAAGCTGCATCAGTTGGTTGTTCAGTAGCTAAAGTTCCACGATTTAATTTGTTTGCAGAAACAGCGAAAGCTGCATCAAACAAACCATCGAAATCTCCAAAAGCACCTGAACCTGAAGCATCAGATAACCAAAGGTGCTTGTTAAAGTCAGACTTAACGCCTTGACCAATCATTTCTAATAAAATGTTCTTAACAACAGTTCCTTCAACATTGTCAAAGTCGTGTCCACCTCTCATAAGCTGACCTTTGATTTTGTTGTATAAAGAATCTCCTGCAAAAGCAATCTCTGCTTCTCTACGAACAGGAGTAATTGTTATAGTATCGCCTATCTCTCCTGACTCTCCTGAGAAAGCACCTGAAGCGAAAGCGTTAGTAATTCCACCAATAGCCTTGAATTTATCAACAACGATTGTTCCTGATACATTAGGCATTACGTCCATATAGGACATATAATCTTGACCCATAAATAATGGCTCTAAAACATACTTACTGACATCATAAGACTTTACAGTAGGTAAACTTGCACTTGTATAAGTTGGCATAATTTTTTAATTTTTATTTAATTATTATTTTAATATTGATTTAGCGAAAGAGTCCCACTCATTAACTACAACATCACTTTCGTTGATTGCAGGGTCTGTGTCAGCTTCTACGCTTGTTTCAGTAGCTTCTAATTTAGCTAATTTAGCTTCCATCTCAGAAATCTTGTTCGTTAAGTCAGTAATTGTACTTTCTTTTTCTCCAACAAGACCTGCTAATTCTTCTTTTTCTTCTCTTAAAGATATAGCATTTTCTTCAAGTTCCTCGAACTTGTTTACCACAGCTTCATTGTCAGAAAGAATAACGGAAACTTCTTCAGCAGGAGATGAAACTTCTTCTCCTTTAACAGCGTTTAAGATTTCCTCTTTAACACCATTGAACCAAGTTTTTAATTCTTCAGTCATTTTTGTTTTATTATTAATTAAACTTAATTTATCATTAACCTCTTTTTCATTTACATTAGTAAATTTAGAAAGGTCAAATGTTGCTGCTATCTTCATTGGCTCTGTTACATTGTTTACAAATCCAAATTCAATAGCTTCTTGACTTGATAGCCAAGTTTCTTTATCCATCATATCAGAAAGTTCCTCATAAGTTAAGTCGGTCTTTTTTTGATATATCTCGATAATTTCACTTTTTATTTTGTCAAGTAAATCAGCAGTCTTACGCATATCAACTGCTTCTCCTGCCGATTGTCCGAATGGGTTGTGTATCATAAAAAATCCGTTCTCTGACATTTCAACATTATCTCCTGCCATCGCAATAACAGTAGAAATTGATGCTGCCAAACCTTCAATCTTAATATTTACAAAACCCCTGTGGGAACGCAAAGTGTTGTAAATAGCAAGACCGTCAAAAACACTACCACCAACAGAGTTGATTCTTAGTGTAATATCTCTCTCGCTTACATTCTTTACTTCCTCTATAAAGTTTTTAGCAGAAGTTCCGTAATCTCCTATCTCATCATAGATGGATATTTCAACAGGATTACCGTCTGCTTTGTTTTCTATTGAGTACCATTTGTTCATAACCACAAATATATTATTAGTTATTTCGCTATATGCGAAAAAGTTTACAATACTTATCTTATATTGTTTGTTCTTTTGCTTTTCTTGCTTTCTTTATATACTACATTCTGACAAGTCCTATCTGAAACATCATACTTAATAGACAAGTCCATAAATGTATGTGTGCTGTGTCCTGAGTTTTCTTTTAGTATTTTGTGAAAGTCAGATATAATCATATAGTTTCTTAACCTTTTAGGTTCTACAAGACCTTTTTCAATTAAGTGAAACACAACATTCTTTATACCTGCGTGAGCAGAATACTTAGACTTAATCTCTTTATACATTAATTCTAAAAATTCATCAACCACCTCTTGTTTATTTTGTCTTATAGCCATAGTTCAAATATACTAAAAAGTAGCCTGACTTTCAATAGCAGATACTTTACCTTGTGTTTTTGTTACATCACTCTCAACCATTATAACTCTTTGAGATGTTTGCTGTTGAGAAATCATACCTTGAATATCAGCCAACTGACCACCTCTAGCAAACTTTTCTCCACTATTGAGAAGTCCACCGTCAGCAAACTTTACTCCATTACCGTTGTAGGAGTTTATGGCAGAAAGAACAGGTTTGAACATAGATGTTGAACGCTTGTTTATAATAGCTTCTCCACCTTCTGCTTCGTGTATTCTACCACCTACTGCAAACTTTACACCACCGTTAGCGTGTGAGTTCCCTCTAAACATTCCACCATTAGTAAGACCACCTTTAGCAAATTGACCACCCTCTGTTACAGTCCTAGAATCTCCACCACCACTTGCACCAAACATAGATAGTATAGAAACTACAACAGCTAAGGTTGCAGCCATAGCAGCTATATTGGCAGGGAAAGGAAGTTTAGCTTGTGCAGTAGCACCCTCTGCTGCATTTGCACCTGCCTTAGTTAAAGATGTTACGGTATCTGCTTCATTTGCTTTGCTATTTAGTATAGTCTGTAATCTTTCTATATTTTTAGCAACAGCAGCAGCTTGTGATAACTTAGTACCTATCTTTGTAAGTGCGTGGTTTTCTCCCATAATATTACCAAGCTCAGACATAGAAGAACCTAAATCATCAACAGCTTGTATTCTTTCTTGATTTGCTTGTTTTTCTAATTCTATTGCATCTATATCTAATTGCCTTTGAGCATTTTGATTTTCTAAATACGCTTGGAAATCTTGTGCAATCAACTCTCCCTTCTGACCTAAGAACCACGCTTCTAAATCAAGCAATGCTTGTTTGTGTTGAAGTTCTGTCATAAGCTCATTAGCAAAGTCCTCGTCAATTTGAAGTTTCCTATCTATCTTCTCTTGATTTAAAGCATCTAGTTTTAGCTTGTTAGTTTCTTTTAAAAGTTTATCACGCTTTTTCTGTATTTTTAAATCTTCTTTAAGACCATCTTCTCCCATCTTCATATTAAGGAGTTTCATAGTTTCAAGATGTTTTATTTCTTCTTCCAACTGAAGTATGTTTCTATCACTTTCAAACTTGTATGATTTATTGCCTATATCAAGCAATGCTTTAGAGTGTCTTTGAGCTTCTGTTTCTATTTTAGCAGTAATAGCTTCTGTTTTAGGGTCGTCTTTATCTTCTTTTTTTGGCAATCCAAATATACTTGAGCCACTACTCATTTGCTTTTGTAGCTCATCAGCAATCTTTCCTGTTTTTTCTTCGTAAAAACCATCTTTAACAGCTTCTTCAAAGTCATCTAAAGCCATATCATTTGACCTTAGTAAATCATTTAATGTTGCAGCAGCTAGTTGTTCAGGGTCAAATCTTAAAACCTGTGGACTTACATCTTCAATGCCTTTAGTGTAATCAAACTCTCTAATAAATGCAATAGCCATCTCAAGGTCGTTTTCAACATTATCAGTAAAGCTAAAACCCTCTCCAAACTCGCTTAAAATTAAATTAGCACTTACTGCTTGGTCAAGATATTCTTTAGATAAAGATGCAAAGCTCTCCTGCAACATTCTGTCTTTCATTTTAGATATTAGAATATCTGTTGCGTCAGCAATATCTTCAAGACTACTTTTCTCAGTTAAAAGCGTTTGATTGTATTGTTTATTAACTTTGTTTACAGAAGCCAACTCTTTTCTGTAAAGCTGTAATCTTTTATTATATATAGCTTGACCCTGCTGACTTTTGTTTAACAGATTTCCTTCTTCGTCTGTTAATTTGTTTAATTCTTTTTTATGATTAATAAGAGCTGTTGTTGATTGAGATACACCCTCTATATTTTCCTTGCTATTTTTTTGAGATTGATTTAAAAACTCTTGCTCATTAAACAATTCTCCTATTACCTCTTTAGTTTCAAATAGTTTTGCAATAAGAAAACCTAAACCAACAACTAAAGCACCGACTCCTGTTGAAATCATAGCTGCTCTGAAGGCTAATAAACCACTTTTTGCAACAGCTAAACCTGCTGTAAAAGTTCCTGATAGTGTTGCACCTGCTCTAAGCGTAGCTGCTGCAAGAACATTAGTAGCAAGAGCAGTAGCCTTAACTCCTATTGTGTAAACAACTAAAACCTTTATTATGTTGCCTATTGCCTTAGCAAACTTTGATATTCTTTTTATGCTTTTTTCACTAGCTAAATTATTAAAGAACTTAGCAAAAGAATCAAATCTTTTTTGTAAGTTTTCTCCAAACAAATCAACTAAAGCAATCTTCAGTCCGTCTGTCGCTGACTTAAAACGAAGCATAGCACCTTGTAAGCTATCTCCTACAATTTCAGCCATAGCTTCTGCTGCACCCTCAGAGTTTCTTAGCTGCTCTGTTAGGATAGCTACATTGTCTGCACTATCTAACATTCTACCAAAAGCAGCAGCAGTTCTTCTATCCGTAATACCTAAAACATCAGAAAGAGCAATACCCTCATCTTTCATAGCTTTTAGTCTTGGTAAAAGCTCATCAATAGACTTTACAGAGCCACCTAATCTTTTAGAAAGTTTTGATGTTGGGTCTGCTAGTCTTAATAATATGTTTCTTAAAGAAGTACCTGCAATAGATGCTTCGATACCTGCATCTGTAAGGGAAGCTAATATCGCTGTTGTACCTTCAATTTCAAAACCTGCCATCTTTGCAATAGGTGCAACCTTTGTCATTGATGTTTGAAACTTCTCAATATCTAGTGCAGAACTTGTAAAGGCAGATGCCATAACATCTGCAACCCTTGTTGCTTCACTTGCATCAAGACCAAAACCTCGTATAGCAGAACCCATTACCGTTGCTGTTCTTGCTAGGTTCTCTCCTGTTGCAGTAGCAGTTGCTAATGTTGCACCCTGTGCTTGTAGTATTTCTTCGGCAGTAAAACCTAGTTTAGACAGGTTTGTTTGCAGCTCGGCTACCTGTGTTGCAGTAAAGAATGTTGTTCTACCTAATGCTTCAGCAGATTCTTTTAGTCTTTTAAACTCCAAGTCAGTTGCACCACTAATAGCTCTAACCTTCTGCATTTGAAAGTCAAACTCCTTAAAGACATTTATACCGTCTTTCATTTGATTAGCAAGGAAGCCTACAACTTTTTGAAAACCATTAACAGCTAGTTGAGCAACCCCAAAAGCAGTAGCCATCTTCATAGTAAAGCTAGTGGTCTTTTTGGTTTCTTGTTGAACTTTTTGCTGCTGTTTAGTTCCTTCTCTAAACTCTTTTCTTTGCTTTTTTAAAGTGTCTGTAAGCTGAAGAACGGACTTCATATTTTCCTGTTGACCTTCTTTGTCTGTCTTTAGAGCTTTCTTCTTTTCCTTTAACTCCTTAGAGGTGGCTTGTATTTGATTGTTTAATTCAACAAGCTCTTTAATACCTAATACTCGTACTTTAAAATCTAAATTTTCTCCTGCCATTATTTCTTAGTTGCTTTTCTAAATTCTGTTTTTATTATATCTCCAAACTTCTTCTGAAGTTGATTCTTTATTCCCTTCTTACTAAATCCTACAACACGATTTATATATCCTTTTCTATATCCGTTGTTAGAGTATTGGTTGCTACCTTTTGTAGGAGTACCTTCTATTTCAATACGAGCAATAATAGCTGCTGCTATCTGATGCTTTTCATTTTCGTTTGAGTATGAAATCTTTTTATCATCTATCCAATCAAGTATAGCATCTAGGTTGGGTGTATGAGGTTTTGTACCATCGTTTACAGCCTTTGAATAGTTTGTCTTTGATGTTATATTAATACTTGCTTCTCCACCTTTAAAAACGACCTTATGTTTTGTTGTGTCGTGTAGCTTACCTGTTGCAATATGCCCTTGATTTACCAACTCCTTACGAAATCTTTTAACAAGAGTTCTTCCTATTTCATCTAGCTCTCTGCCTATTTGTTCTTGTATTTTCATTATACCGATTTAGATTGTAATGCTAATTTAATAATTGAATCTTCTACTTTAGTTAGGCTTTTATTCATAGCACCGTCATAAGCAGAAAAGTGCCATACCCCACCATTGAATGATAAATCTATATTTCCTGTTCTTCCAAATTGGTCGAAAACAAAATCACTTGTAGGGCAAGTTTGTGTTCCTACCTCAACACCATTTTCTCTTATTGTTAATTGGTCTTTTTTTCTTACAACAGATATTAGCAATGGATTTGATGATGGGGTGTAATAATATGTAGATGAATCAAACTGAACGGTGTTAGAGGAATCAAACTTCATTATGTAGCTCTTGTTACTCGCATCTCCTGCTGAAAAAAACATATCGTTATCATCAGACTTACCCAAGAACCTCATATACTTATTTACAGGGCTTCCTATTAAGCCTACATAAAAAAACATTGTAAAATTTCCTGAAAGCGTAATAGCAGAGTTTAATGACATAAAACTACTATTGTATAAGCTAAAATAAATGGGAGATTGATTGCTAACACCTTTACCATATCTTCCTAAACTAGGCATATTAGCAGATGTGGATTGAGAAAAAGCAAATGAATCATAGCTACTTGCCCATTTAGAAACAGAGCCACTACTTGAATAAACCTTATGGTTGTAGTTGAATATGCAAACAGGGTTTATATTTGTTGTTGTCTTTGTTGTTACTGTTCCTGACTGTGGAGTTGTTGTTGTAACTTCTTCTTCTTCCGTAAATACGGTTTGTGTTTTAGATGTTGATTTAAGCGAATCTTGTATTCCAACCCTATAACTATTTGTTATTTTTAAGTCAGAATAATTTGAGTATGTGCTTCCACTATCATTATACCCCTCTCCTGACTTGTAAACAACCTTTACCAACGCACCATCAACAGTACAATAAACATACCTTGATAAAGAATCTTCTCTTTGTTTTTTATATATTTTTGACATTATAAATTTAACGAATCTGAAATGTTCATAACTAAAGTAGAGCTAACCTCTTTTTTGCCTAAATCAACATACTCCACAAGCTCAACCTTTGTGCTTTGCTTTAGGTGTGGTTTAAAATCAATTATCTTGTTTATCCTGTAATAATTACCGTCTATAAAAACAAGTCTTGTAAAGTCAAGAATAGCCATATCTGTATTACTTAAATTAAGATATATTGTTTTTATTCTAGGTTTTTGTTTTAGCTGCTCAACCATTTTAGAGTAAAAAGACTGATATAAACCAATATGCGTTTGACTTCCTTGACCTGAAAAATCGTAAGTGATATTATTAAAAGACAGGTTAGGGTCTAACGACAATGTAGAGCCATTGTAAGTTCCTGCATCTAACTGCACAAAAGAACCAAATGTATCGTTGTTGTCTGCACTATTTTTAGCACTATCCAAGTGAAAAAAGTTAGCTCTACAAAAATCAGTCTGAAAAGCGTTAGAAGCAACAGCTTCTCCATTATTGTTGTAGGAGTACCCTGTTCTTACACCTGACTGACTGCTCAAATATTGATTAGCACCTGCATAAACAGGAAGCGTTATTAATACCCTAGCACCTATGTTAAATTCTTTCTCAGCTCTTTCTACGCTACGTTCAGAGTCTATGTTTGTAAACTTTGTATGATAAACAGGAATAAAAGGTCGTCTTGTAAATGAATGACCAACATCTTGGTCAATATAATCCCCCTCATACCAATTAAAAGAAGGAGAAAAGTATTTATTCTCAACCTTGTATGTTCCTTCTGTAAAAACTCCATCGGAATTTAGCTCTCTGTAAGAACCCCATTCAGTATCATTTTTCTTGTTAAATCTTTCTAAAAAAGCATCTCCTGAAGCATCTTTATATTTTACTATTAGCTCTGATTTTATGTCGTTTATAAACTCATCTTCAATAGGCTTTGAATAGTCTATTTTAGAAGTCCAATCTCTAGCTTGTGTGTAGTCTTGATAAAAATAATCGTAAGGCTCAACCTTTACTATCTTTGATTTAGAATCGGTAAAGAATTGAAGATTAAACATTTGAGATATTCCTGATACAAAATCAGACTGCTTACCCTTTGGTAAAAGGAACTGAACAGGAGAGTAGTCCTCTCCCACATTAATAGTGTCATTACCCATAACCTCCATAGTGCCACTTTGATAACCAAATTTAAGGCGTCCACTATTATTGTTTGCATAATCCACCATTCTAACGGAAACTGTAAATATAAATTTTCTACCAACTTCTGTTGAAGAATCTGTATATTCTCCGACAAAGTTCTCAGTAGAATCGTGATTACCGTCTTTAGTGTAAGATATAGTTCCACTATCCCATCTTCTTGTTATGTTTGTATTTGTATTGTTTCCATTGTTGCTATCTTCTACTGCCTGATAAAAAGAGTTTATATCTTGGTCTAGGTCATCATCAACCTCCCAAAGCTCTCCCCTTAGCTTGTATTTGACTTTTTCATTTTGCCAACTACTTACATCGTTACTGTCTCTGTGATGTCGAAAGTCTATATTAAACTTTATTGTATGAGTTCCTGTTTCGTTTATAACCACCATTGTATGGTCGCCTAAATAACTATAGTTTGAACTACCACCTGTCTGAACATTTCCTGTTGATAC